TCCGACGAAGTCGTCTCTGATGGCCGACAGGCCAAACCCCCCCGTTATTACGACAAACATCTTGAAAGGAACAACCCGGAGCTACACCAAACCATCAAGCGCGAAAGGCTCCTCCGCGCGCTCGAACCGCACATTGCGGCCGACTCCAGTCCAACGCGGCTTCTCGTTCGAGAAACCGTAGCTATCGCCAAAACCAACCTCTACAAAGGCACACAATGAAATTCAAGCTGTACTCCATTTACGACTTGGTTGCCAAGTCGTATACACCTCCGTTCATGGCTCAATCCGATGCGCTGGCTATGCGCTCTGTCTTGACGGTGGTTCGCGATCCTGCTTCCAATCTTGCTCAACACCCCCACGACTTCCGTCTGTTCCAGCTTGCTGAGTGGAACGACGAAAACGGTGAAATCACCCCCGACTTGCCACACTTGGTGTGCAACATTCTTGATCTCATTCCCTCGAAGGATCCCAAATGAAAAGCGTCATGCAACACGCCTTCAGCCGCGTTCCGCAGGCTGATATTCCCCGCTCCTCTTTTGACCGTTCGCACGGTCACAAAACTACCTTCGATGCTGGCTATCTCGTGCCTATCCTTCTGGATGAAGGCCTACCCGGCGACACCTACAAAGTCTCTCTTACGGGCTTTGCCCGACTCGCCACGCCGATCTTTCCGATCATGGACAACATGTATATGGATACCCACTTCTTCGCCGTTCCGGTGCGGCTGCTGTGGGACAACTGGCAGCGCTTCAACGGCGAACAGCGCAACCCGGACGACTCTACGGACTTCATCATCCCGACCATGACCGCCCCCGCTGGCGGCTATCTCGAGGGATCACTTGAGGACTACTTCGGTCTGCCTACCGGCGTTGCTGGCGTCAAACATTCGGCGCTCTTTCACCGCGCCTACAACCTGATCTACAACGAGTGGTTCCGCGATCAGAACATTCAAGACTCGGTCGTCAACAACTACGGGGATGGCCCGGACAGTCCGACTGATTACGGCCTCCTGCGTCGAGGCAAGCGTCACGACTACTTCACCTCCTGCTTGCCATGGCCTCAAAAAGGCCCCGGCGTGCAGTTGCCGCTCGGCACTTCTGCGCCGGTCAAATCTGATGCTACTCCCTTCTACCTTCGCGCCGAGGGCGGCGCTGGCGGATCGGGTAACGCAAGCGCTGTCCAAGTCACCACTACCGCCGCCGGTCAGCCGATCAACACGGTAAGTGGCGTCGGCGCCGGCGTGCCGCTCACCTTCGGCACTGCTGGTACTCCAACCGGCATGTATGCCGATCTGACAAACGCTACCGCTGCAACCATCAATTCCTTGCGTCAGGCGTTTCAGGTGCAAAAAATCTTCGAGCGGGATGCGCGAGGCGGCACCCGTTACACGGAGCTGATCAAGGCTCATTTCGGCGTCACCTCGCCGGATGCCCGCCTGCAACGTCCCGAGTATCTCGGCGGCGGGTCCTCGCCGGTCAACGTCACCCCAGTTCCGCAAACCTCGGGTTCCGGCACCTATACGCCCAGTCCGCAAGGCAATCTGGCTGCCTACGGTACCGCGACCCTGCACAACCATGGGTTCTCGCACTCGTTCACTGAACATTGCGTCATCATCGGTCTGGTGAGCGTTCGAGCCGACCTGACCTATCAACAGGGTCTGAACCGGATGTGGTCGCGCCTTACCCGCTTCGACTTCTATTGGCCTGCCCTCTCGCACATCGGCGAACAAGCCGTTCTTCAAAAGGAAATCTTCGCGGATGGAACCGCAAACGACGAACTGGTTTTCGGCTATCAGGAACGCTACGCCGAATACCGCTACAAGCCCTCTCAGATCACTGGCCTCTTCCGCTCCAAGGCTGCTCAGTCTCTGGATGCGTGGCATTTGTCTCAAGACTTCGCGGCGGCGCCTACCCTCTCTCCTGAATTCATCGTGGAAAATCCGCCGATCGATCGGGTTATCGCGGTCACTACGGAGCCGCATTTCCTCTTCGACAGTTACATCAACATGCGCTGCGCACGTCCAATGCCTGTTTACGGCGTGCCTGGGCTGATCGATCACTTCTAACCCCCCCAGTGGGCACTAACTTCACGGTTACAAAACCCCCCGGTTAGTGCTCACTCCTGTTACAAATCCCCCCAGTGTGTACTTACTATGCTTGCTGCACTCACCGCCGCCGCGCCACTTATCTCTAGCGTGGGTAGTTTCGTGGGCGGTCTCTTCGGAAACCGCTCAAGCGCCAAACAAGCTCGACGCCAAATGGAATTCCAAAATGCGTCGAACGAACGGTCTATGGCTTTTGAGGCTGAACAAGCTCAGAAGCAAATGGACTACCAAACCGCTGCCAATGCTAAGCAGATGGCTTTTCAACAAGAGATGTCCTCTACCGCGCATCAGCGCGAAATCGCCGACCTCCGCAAAGCCGGCTTAAACCCGATTTTGTCGGGTACTGGGGGTATGGGTGCATCCACCCCCGCCGGCGGCGCTGGCAGCGGCGCCATGGCCTCCGGCGCCCATTCTGCGGGCGCCATGGCCGATCAACGCGACCCGGTCACCCCGGCGGTCGCTACTGGCCTGCAGGCCTACCGGCTCAAACAAGAGCTTGTCAACATGCAGGAGCAAGCCAACCTTACCCGCAATCAAGCCAATCTGACCAAAGCGCAGGAGGAGGAAGTCCGAGCAAAGGTGCCAACCCATGCGGCAAACATCAAGCTCACCGAAGCCGAAACCCGGCGAGTGGAGCAAACCCTCGGCCCGGCTCTTCAACAAATCGCCGCCGATACCGCGGCGGCCAACGCATCCGCGGCGGCCTCTGGCGAACTGGCCAAGGTCCACACGGCCAACCTCGGCAAAATCAAGGCCGAGGTATCCAACATTCAGGCTCAAACTGACAAATACGTGGCCGAGGTCAAAAAGCTCATGCCAGCCCAAATTGCGAACCTCCAGGCCGATTCCCGGCTTAAGATGTCTCAACAACAGCTAGCCGCTGCTCAGAAAACTATGGCCATGCAAGGTTTCCACCTCACTGAGGCGCAAGTCCTCGCCATCAAAAACACCATCCTCATGACTCGTGATGATGTCAAATCGGCGGAGATCCTCACCGAGGCTATGGGATCTAACGCCGGATGGTGGGCCGAAGTCCTCCGTCATTTTGAAAAGGCCATGCCCTCTCTCCCTAACCTTCGTCCTACGCCAAAGGGCCTCAAACCTCAAGGCAAAATCCAACCTAACAACCTCGAAAGGTACTAACCATGTCTCAACTCCTACGGTCTCTTCCTCCCTTCACCGCTGACGTTCGAACAACGGTCAGCCCTCAATTCCCTGTCAGGCTTAAAACAGGCCCTTCCCGTACCAAACAATCGTTCAAGGACGAATGCGACATCAATCAAATCATGGCCCGCTACCTTATGACCGGGACTATCGACTTCGCCAACAAACATCAAGCCCAGTATGCCGACGTGTCCGGCATCGACTTCGACTCTTGCATGACCCAAATCAAACAGGCCCAAGCCATGTTCGCCGATCTCCCCGCGCAGCTGCGCGACCGCTTCGCGAACGACCCGGCCCGTTTCTTGGAATACGTGGCCGACCCCGACAACCGTCCCGAGATGCAAAAGCTCGGCCTGTTGATAACTCCTCAGCCCGACTCTTCCTTGGTCGGCAATGACTTCCGAAACCCGGGTAGCGAATAGCGTTAACCCGGGTTGAGGATACACACCGGCACATTCCCTACTTGATGTAAATGTGCCAACTGACACCCTAAGTGTCCACTAACATAAAAAAGGCGTTACCATGACACCTCTCTTCATCGCCCTAGCCATCTGGCTAGCCCATGTGATTAACCTGTGGATACCTTACTTATGAAACGCCACTCGATGGGCCGCAAGGCCTCCAAATCCGACTTCAGCCGCCACGCGTCCAAGACGCATTACAAGAATCTGGGTGGCTCCCCCATGCGCGGTGGTATTCGGCTGTGACCAATGCCGTGTTTCCACCCGCTACATGGCTTTCGCGCCTACTCGGGGGGTATTACGTGGAGTCCGAAACTCGGCTATCCCGATCTCCCCATGGCCGTTCCGTGCGGAACGTGCCTGGGCTGTCGAAAGGAAAGGGCTAGGCAATGGGCCGTTCGTCTGATGCACGAGTCACAGCTTCACGCCGTGTCGTGCTTTGTCACCCTTACCTACAACGACGCCCACCTGCCTCCCGGCGCGACTCTGGTCAAACGTGACCTCCAACTCTTCTTCAAACGACTTCGCAAACAACATGCTCAAACCTCTTCTTGCGTGGTTCGCTACTTCGCCGTTGGCGAATATGGCGACCAAACGAACCGACCCCACTATCACGCCATCATCTTTGGCTATTGGCCCAAGGATGCTTCTCGGCTCCCCGGTAAAACCGACCTCTGGCGTTCTCCGGAGCTTGAAAAGCTCTGGCCTATGGGTCAAAGCTCGTTCGGAGCTGTCACCTTCGCTTCCGCTGCTTACTGCGCTTTCTACACCGGCAAAAAAGTCTACGGCAAGGCTGCCGCTGCGCACTACGGCCCGCGCCAAGTGGAATTTGCCCTCATGTCCCGAGGCGGACGCCAAGGAAAAGGCATAGCCCATGGCTGGCTTGAAAAATTCCGCGACGACGTCTATCCTTCCGACGAAGTCGTCTCTGATGGCCGACAGGCCAAACCCCCCCGTTATTACGACAAACATCTTGAAAGGAACAACCCGGAGCTACACCAAACCATCAAGCGCGAAAGGCTCCTCCGCGCGC